GGAAGGGAAAATTTAGAAGTCTTTAATAAACAACACTTTTACCTGTACGTAAGGGAGATAACTGGCCAGAATACGGCTAATGTCACAAAAGTCATAAAAATTTTAAAATCTGAATATAAAAAGCAGCTTACAGTTTTGTACCTAGAAGGAGAACTGGAAACTGACGAAAATTATATTTATTAAAAAGGATAAATATGTCTGATTTCGATCAAGTAGTGTTTGGTAAGAAAAAATTCTCCGACCTACTTAAAGAAGTTTACGATCGTTCTAGCAACAAGGAACGACAAATAACTGACATGATAGAACAGCTAAGGGAGTTGATTCAGAATACGGGGGATGCTGTAATGATGGTACCTTTGATAGCCAGCTATATGGATTTGAATCTAAAGAACGATGATGTTCTTATAAAGATGCTTGCTATAGTCCAAAAGGCTATGGTAAGAGGAAAAGAAACTGGAGATTACCTTTTACCTGATAGTGAGAAAGAGGAATTGTTAAGGTTAGCCCAAGAAACTGTTGCGGAGAAAAAGGCAATAACAAATCAAAATATGCCAACAGCTTAATGTCAAGTCCAAACGTAATATCGTTTTCTTTAGGGTCATCAATGAATGCGGCAGTAGATTTTGCTAGTAAGAAGTCTACTTTCGATTTAGTAATGGCTAGGGTAAGCTATGTTCTTCTTGATGATAGCAACAAAGAGAAGTTTACTAATTTAGGAGGATGGAAGGCAATAGGAACCATCGAGTGCAGGCCATTTATAAATTTTAATAATCCTGAATCCGATCCCGTAATAGCTAGACCAATAAGCAGTAACATAACTAGATACCCACTAGTAAACGAGATAGTGGTTTTAAAAGTATTTGTAAGCAAACAAGCTCAAAACAGCTTCGACAACTATAAGCCAGAAGTTTATTATACTGATATTATATCATTATTTAACGCTCCTGAAGAAAACGCAGCTCCTGATGAGTCATATTTAAAGTTAAATCCAAATGAAAAGTACGTTACTGGTAAGTACAATCCATCTGGTGAAATAAAAAGATTAATAAAAGCTCCCGGAGATATAACGATAGAAGGTAGGAGAGGAAATTCTATTAGATTTGGCTCTAATATGGAAGGATTTAGAACTCCTTGGGTAGCTAAAAAAAATAATCCTATATTTGTTATATCCAATAACCAAGCTAAAACAGCAGATGCATCAGCAAGATTCGAAAGTATAAACGATGACGGATCTACCCTAATGATGATGTCAGGGCACAATGTTAGTTTTCAGCCGGCATCTGCTAACTTCGATTCATACAATACAACTGTTACCATACCAGAGAAAAACAACATGGTAGTAACTGATCAACAACCTAAAGCGCAACCTCAAGAATCCTTAAAACAAGAAGATCAGAAGCCTATAGAGAAAGACACACCTGTGGAACAAAAAGCAGTTTCTACACCAGTATCCGCTAGTATGCAATCAATAGTGGAAACAGATGAAGAACAGTTGCCAGAAAGAGAAGATCTTTTGGTTATAGGATTAAATTTTGAAGAAGTACCAGTAGCACTAGGAACATCAGGAGAAGTTAATACCGCCTCCGCTATATCAAAAGACGAAGAAGTTTCAAAAAATAATACTGTCAGTACCGGAGGTAATGCAAAGTTTAAAAACCTAATAAAAGATTTAGCTACTCAATACAATATTAATTATAAAGACTTACTTACTTTTATAAGAATGGAAAGTACTGGTCTTTACGAAAAAGCGGCTTTATACAGAAAAAATAAAGATAATAAAGGTCCTGGAAAAAAATATAGACCCGTACCAACTCCCGGATATTCACTTGCTGCTGTGGGGTTGATACAATTTACTAAGCCTGCCCTAAAATGTATTGGATTAAGTTCTTTAGATCAAATATTAGGAACTTCTTATGAGTATCAAGTTGGATTAATGAAAAAATATTTTGCTTGTAACAAGAGTCAATTTATGAATGCAGATAGATATTCTCTTTACGCAGGAATATTTTATCCTATTTTGGCTAGTAAAGGTAAGATAGTAAAACCTGATAGTTTTGTATTAGGTAGTGAGATTAGTGACGATAGAGCTATTGAAATAGGGTTATCAAATCCTGTAATAAATGGAGGACGTAAAATAACAGTGGCATCTTTTAAAAGATTTGTAGACACTCTTTTTTAAATAATGGGATTCATAGATTTTAATAACTTTGAGAAGGACACAGTAATCCTTAATTCTGATAGAGTAATTCTTAACAGTAAGGATGATTCTGTTTTTGTATTATCCAAAAAGACAGTTGGGGTATCAGCTGTGGAGTCTGTTCATTTTGATATTGGTCTAAGAGGTTCAACAAATCAAGATAACAAGTTTGTAATAAATGCACCTAATATACAATTAGGGCTCCCAGAAAATGGAGTTAATGAGCCTCTAGCAAAAGCTGATTCTGTAATTAATTTTATAAATGATCTCATAGGAGCTCTAGATGCTTTCTCAGCCAGTTTAGCAAGTGCTACAGCTCTAGGTGTGGGAGTTTCTGGCCTCCCTCAAATAAACGTAGCAGCATCTACACTGAAAGGTAAATTAGGGTTTTATAAAACTAAATATACTCAACAAAACTCCCCAATAAGGTCTAAAGTATCTAAAACAATATAATGGCTCTAAGCACTTCAAATATAGACTCTAAAGTAAGCTCCATAACAGAAGGGGCCACTAAGAAAGTAGACGATACTATAAACGTTGCTAGAGAAAAAGCCAATGCGGCTAAACAAAAAGCACAGGAAGCTCAAGATAGAGTAACGGGAATAGTAGATGATGTAAGCGGAGCTGTTCAAGATCCTTTCGGGTTTGTCATAAAGAAGACATTAAATAAAATAAATTCTTTAACTTTAAACGTAGAAAAAAAAGTAGATCAGCTAGTAAAAGATTCTGTTAAAAAAGTGGATACGAAAGGCAGAGTTACCCTTCAAGGAAATAGCTTAGTTATAACTGTAACTAGAGCCGATCTTCAAAAAGCAACAGAGATAAAGGCGTCTGTAGAAACAAAAATAGCATCAATACAAAACACTCTGACCATTCTTAGAACCACTATAAGCTCTTTATCAACAATAAGAGACGCAATAGAAACTTTTAAGACAATATTAGACGTTCAAGAATTAATATTATCTGCCAACCCTGTTAGCGGACCTATTTTTGTGGTTTTAAAAAAAGGGATAAAACTTATATTTTTAAAAGAAATAGTAAAAGAGTATCTAAAGGTAATAGGTAGGGAATTAGCCCAAAATAAAGAAGTTGTAACTAGGCTAATAGAAAGATTCAGAAATTTACAAGTTTCCATAAAAATAGATGACGAAGCCAACAAAGGCAGCTTCATAGATGAAAATACAGCAGAGGAAATGCTTGCTGACGAACTATTTGGAGTCCCAGGAGAAAAAACGGATTCCGAGGATTTTACCGACCAAAACCTAAACCAGTATATACTTAAGGTAGAAAAATACGATAGTAAGCAAATAATAGGACGTGCTTACGATAAAAGTTCCGGAATGATAAAGGCACAAACGGCTCCCAGTTACTTTTCTACCTCAGAACAATTATTAGATGAGATAAAGGCTATTTTAAACCAAACATAAATTCCCCACTTAAATATTTATTAATATGACACAAGATGAATTAATCCTCTTTAAGGAGCTTATGAAAGAGGCTGTAAAATCTGCTGTAAAAGAAGCAATTAAGGAAGAAATGGAGACTTCTTTCAAAAAAGACTTAAAAGAAGTTAAAATGCTTTTAGCCAAGTCTATAAAAGAAGGAAGGGGCGTATCAACCCAGCAAGTAATACAATCTCCTGATGAATTTAAGGCAAAGCTTAGAGAAGCAGTAGGTTCGGATTTCCAAAGACCAGCGCAGATACCTAGAATGTCTGAAGAGGCGGCAATGCAAATGTCTACAAATGGGGCTTTGCCAAACATAGACGCACCTATACCTTTCATGAAAAAAGACTCAATAGCTTGGAAAGAACTTAAAAATAGAGTAGGATAACATGAGGAGAAGGGTAACATATACAACGACTGCTTCCGATAGGAACCCTAATAGGGGGATAGGTATAAGATTACCATTCAACGATTTTAACGTATTCACTACTAACTACACAACAAAAGATCAGATAAAAAGTAACTTGACAAACTACCTGCTTACCAATAAAGGAGAGAGGGTGTTTAATCCTGAGTTTGGAGCTGATTTAAGAAAGCTTCTTTTCGATCAACTTTCTGATTTTACGGATGCAAGAGACATTTTACTAAGCAATCTTGGAATTTATTTTCCTATGATAACAGTTAATGCTTTAGACTTTTCTCCTGATTATGATAGAAATCTTTTAAACATAAAGCTTAATTATTCGATAAATAATAATGCTGACTCTATATTAATACAAATAACCTAATGGCACAGAGAGACATAAAATATATTAACAAAGACTTTAGCAGTTTTAAAGAATCTCTCATAGAGTATGCCAAAAACTATTTTCCTGAGGTTTATAACGACTTTACAGAGGCTACTCCTGGAAATATGTTTATTGAAATGGCATCCTATGTTGGAGATGTTCTGTCTTTTTATGTGGATAAACAGACCCAAGAAAATTTACTCCTGTACGCCCAAGATAAACAAAATTTAATATCCATGGCATACTCTTTAGGTTACAGGCCTAAAGTAGTAAGCACCGCTATAGCCGAACTCAGTGTATTTCAACAAGTGCCTGCTATAATAGCGTCTAATATAGCTAACCCAGACTACTCATATTGTTTAGTTGTTGATAAAGAAGCAAAAATAAAATCTTCTACTAATTCTGATACTGTTTTTGTAACACAAGATTCGGTAGATTTTAGCTTCTCATCATCAGCAGATCCTACAGAAGTAAGCGTTTTTCAAATAAACAATACCACTAATCAGCCTGAATATTACCTATTAAAGAAGAAAGTAAAAGCTATAGCAGGTACTATAAAATCTCAAGATTTTACTTTTGGACAAGCTGTAAAATTTGACACAGTAACTTTACCAGATACAAATATAATTCAGATACTTGACGTAATAGATAGTGATGGTAATAAATGGTATGAAGTTCCCTACTTAGCTCAAAATACTATATTTCAAGATGTTTTAAATAATGCAGCTAATGATCCAACACTATCTCAATATAATAATTCAGCACCTTATTTACTAAAACTTATAACAGTAAATAGAAGATTTGTATCTAGATATAATGAAAAAAATGAATTAGTATTAGAATTTGGATCAGGAATAGTAAGCTCTAATGATTCTACTATTATACCAAACCCTAATAATGTGGGTATAGGAAATCCAACTTCTGTAGATAGGATGTTTACAGCTTATGATCCATCTAACTTTATCTACACTAAAGAATATGGATTAGCACCGAGTAACACAACATTAACAGTAAGATATATGATAGGAGGAGGGGCACAAACAAACGTCCCGTCTAATGATATTTCCCAGATATATGAGGTTACCTCTACTCCTGTGTCTTTAAATCCTACAAGTTTAAATCAAGGATTGCTTTCCTATATACGAAGGACTTTGTCTTTTAACAATGAGTTGCCTTCTTCTGGAGGAGGTGAAGGAGATAGTGTAGAAGATATAAGACAAAGAACTATAGCATCATTCCCTACACAGTTAAGAAACGTAACAAAAGAGGATCATATAATAAGAGCTCTAAGTCTGCCTCCTAAATATGGTAGCATATCAAAAGCTTATGTAACACAGGACTTATCCTTAAAAGAAATAGACAGTGCAACCGATTTTATAGAAGACAATCCTTTAGAGTTGAGTATGTATGTACTTTCTTACGATGCTAATAAAAGATTAACAGAAGCATCTCCAGCAGTAAAAGAAAACCTAAAGACTTACATATCTCAATATAAGATATTAACAGATGCTATAAATATTAAAAATGCTTACTATATTAACATAGGTATAAATTTTGATATTATAGTATTACCTGCCTATAATAGCAGAGAAGTTTTAAATGATTGTTTAAGTTCTTTAAGGGACTATTTTAACATAGATAAGTGGCAAATAAATCAGCCTATACTTTTATCAGACTTGTATAACGTACTAAGTTGTGGAAATATAAAAGGCGTTCAGAGTGTTGTAAAAATAGAAGTGGTAAATAAGTATGGAGTAGCTAATGGATATTCTCAATACGGGTACGATATTAAAGGAGCAACTAAAAATAATATAATATACCCAAGTTTAGACCCATCTATATTCGAAGTTAGATACCCTAATTCAGACATATACGGAAGAGTATTAACTTATTAAGAAATAAAAAATGGCAGTATATAAAATATTCGCTGAGAAAGACACAACATTATACTCTGACTATCAGACACTCAATACTGGTTTAGATCCAATATTAGAGATGACTAAGAATAATAGCCTCCTCTACGAAGCACAATCCAGTGCAGCAAGGTCTTTGATAAAGTTTTCAGACACAGATATGTCTGATGTAATTACTAACTATATTAGAACAGCGTCCTTTAGTAGTAGTTTAAAAGTATATTTAGCAGATGCTACTGGACTTCCCTCTGATTTTACAGTTCAAGTTTTTGCAATTTCCGGATCTTGGGATATGGGAACTGGCAAGTTTGGAGATTCTCCTATTCCAACAGATGGGGCCAGTTGGAAATTTATGGGACCAAGCGGGTCCTCTGCATGGCGAACCTCAAGCTTTTCCCCAGGAGTTACTGCTTCATTCACTCCACCAAATAAGGGGGGAGGTACTTGGTACACGGGGTACGAGTTTTTACAGTCTTTTGGAGTGTATGTAAATAAAGATATAAACGTAGACGTATCTCCTGCTGTTAGAGCTATGCTATCATCTTCTATAAGTAATCAAGGATTCATTTTAAAATTATCAGGATCTTTAGAGTTTGATCCTAATTACGTATTTAAGCTTTGTTATTTTGGAAGAGATACAAACACTATATACCCCCCTGTATTAGAATTTAAATGGGATGATTCTAGATACTTAATATCAGGATCTAATATAACAGGAGTTTCTTCTCAAGATATTAGAGTTTCTTTAGCTAATAATAAGGGAGAGTTTAATCAATACGAAGTACATAGGTTCCGATTGAACGTAAGAGATCAGTTTCCAGTTAGAACTTATGCTACCTCTTCAATATATAATACACAAAAATATATACCTTCAAGTTCTTATTATTCAATAAAAGATGTAAAAGGTGACGTTACAGTAGTTGATTTTGATAATAATTTTACTAAAATAAGTGCAGATTTACAAGGTAATTATTTTGATGTATACATGTATGGATTAGAGCCTGAGAGGTATTATAAAATTCTTATTAAAACAATAATAAGCGGTTCTACATTAATTTTTGATGATCAATACTTTTTTAAAGTAACTGAATAATGGCTGAAGCAGTCGATATAAAAAGAAAAATATACGGTAAGAATACATTTACAAATGTAGTAGATGTTTCTTTTAAACAACTAGTACCGCAGGATGGAAACCCAGCAGAGGATGACATAACAGGGGCTAGTACCGTTGCTCAGTTGTTTAATGACTACGACACTCTTTTTTATGATATACCTCCTAGCGGATCGGTAAATTCTCATTTAGAGATTGTAAAAAGAAGCGGTGATTATATAGGTATAGATTTTGAAAATTTAGAAGAGGAGATAAGAAACCTAAGAGAAGAGAACGTGTCTCTAAAAAATCAAATAGTGACTTTAACAACCCCTAATAGATAATGATAGTTTCCGTACAAAAGATAAATGAAAGTTTAGCTAAATATGAT